GGTCTGGGAACGGCTTTATCCCGACGATGGGCACTGACACGCCTCAGGTATCCCAACGCTGATTTGAAATTACGCGTCGGCGCGCCTGCCTGATCAAGGCGGGCGCACCGACGCCCCAAGGAGCGAACGATGCCGGCCGCATCGCGCCCTCTACCCCCGCATTTGCCGGCGCCATCCGTCCCCGCAGTCTTGCGGGAATTCCCTAAGGAGACCTAAGCATGGCCATTCTTGGCAGCACGTACTGGAACCTGATCGACGTTCTGAAATCCAGCAGCGACGGCATCGGCGATGTGGTCGAAGCGCTGACTCAGCTGACGCCGTTCATGAAAGATGCCAACGTCATCAACTGCAACAGCGGGACCGAACACCGTTCATCGATCCGCACCGGCCTGCCTTCGGTTTCGTGGGGCGCGCTGTACCAGGGTATTGCGCAATCCAAGGGCAATTACACCGAAGTCAAAGACACCACCGGTTTTGTCGAAGGCCTGTCGAGCGTCGATGAACGCCTGCTCAACCTCAAGCCAGCCGAAGCGGCCAAGCTGCGCCTGGTCGAAGGCCAGGGCTTTCTCGAAGCCATCGCCCAGACCATTGAAAGCGCGATCTGGTATTCCGATGTCAAAGTGAACGGGAAACAGTTCCACGGCATGGGGCCGCGTTTCAATTCGTTGCAGAACCCCAACGTGGTCAGCGCCGGCGCGACAAGTTCGAACAACACCTCGATCTGGTTTGTCACGCACGGCGACGCGCAAACATCGATTGTCGTACCCGACCACATCCCTGGCGGCATTCAGCGCGAGGACATGGGCCGCCAGCGGGTGCTCGATGGCAACGGCAATCCGTTTTATGTCAAAGAGGAAAAGTTCACCCAGCATGTCGGGCTGTGTGTGAAGGACTGGCGTTACAACGCGCGTGTCTGCAATATCGACGTGCCCAGTGTGCTTGCCGGTTCGGTCGCACTCAACCCGCTAATGCGGCACGCTTATTACAAATTGCAGGGCCGCCGTGCGTATCGCGTCGAAGCCGAAGGGCAGATCAGCCCGGGTCGCAGCGTGATCTATATGAACCGCACCCTGCTCGAGGCGCTGGACGCCGAAGGCACCAACAGCCGTTCGGGCGTCGACAATTTTGTGCGCCTGACGCCGATGGAAATCCAGGGCGAGGAAGTGATGACCTGGCGCGGCATTCCTGTGCGCGAATCCGACGCGCTGCTGACCACCGAGACACTGGTTTCGTAACCAAATTTGCTGCGGTGGACAGGATCGTATGCCGCGCGTGTGATCCTGTCACCTTTCAAAAAGGACATTCTTTTATGATCATCGACACTACGCTTGTGTTCAGCGACCAGCAGCTGGTGACCGTTTCGGCACCATCCACCAACACCATTGACCTTGGCGCAACCGGCACGCCGTTTGCGGCCACGAACCCACTCGTCCGCGATATCGGCCGGGGTGACCGGCTCGACCTGTCGGTTTCGGTAAGCCAGGTTTTTGCAGGCCTTACTTCGTTGCAGGTGTCGGTGCAGACATCGCCCGACAACGTGAGCTGGACGAGCGTCGACACCGGTGCGCCGATTGCTGCAGCGTCACTCGCTGCGGGATATCTGTTCCGCGTTCCAAACCTCGTGCAGAACGCACCTGCGCGGTATCTGCGCCTGTATTACTCGGTTATCGGGACCGCGACGCAAGGTGCAATCAGCGCAGCGATTGTTGCCAGCCGCCAGACCAACATCGCCAGCGGTGCCATCTGATGCCAAGCTATCGCGCCAGTGAAGCGATCTATCTGAGCAATGAGTGTCGGCTGATTGCGGAAGGCGATATCTTCACCAGCGAAGAAGTTCCTGGGCGTGCATGGATTCCCATGGAAACACCGCCGCCCGAGGTGGCTACAGCTGCACGGCGCACATCGGCTCCGCCTACAAAATGATCGTTGTGCAAGAGGGATGCGGGGTGCCGACTGGTTTGGCAACCCGCATCGTCTCGGCTGATGACCAGCGGTGGAACCCCAAGCGGGTCGCTCCATTCGCGCATTTCCGAAAGGGCATTCCGGCATGGCAACGCTTGACGACATCTGCAACATGGCCTTGGCCGAAATTGCCGCCGGTCCGATCACCGACATGGCCGACAATTCCATCGAAGCGCGCGAAGTGACCCGCTTTGCGGCGCCCTTGCTTGCCGAAGTGTCATTGTGGTCGGATTGGAGCTGGGCGGTGGCGCGGGCCGCGCTGACCGAAACTGCCAATGACCGTCCGGCCGAATGGACCGATGCCTATAGGGTTCCGACGAACTGCGCCCGGCCGTTGGCGATACGCCAGGCGCAGGATGATGCCCGTCATTTGCCGCAGGGCGGACCATACCCTTTCCCGGTGCAAGATAGCGTTCCGCTGGCGTTCCTGCATGAAGGTGGCCTGATTTATGCCAATGTGTGCGGCGCAACGCTGGTCTATGTCGCGACACTGACCGATCCGACATTGCTGCCACCATTGGTGAAGCGGGCTTTTGCCTTGGAACTGGCAGCGCGCATCGCGATCCCGATCCGCAAGGACAGCGGCCTTGCCCGCGAAGTCGGCGCGGCCGCCGAACTCGCCCGCGCGCGCGCAATCGCCGAGGATTACAACCAGCGGGTCAGACGACCGGCCAGCTATATAAGTGAAGCCGCCTTTGCGCGCGCCGGAATTGGGAGCGATTTGTGACGGTGCGCATTCCACAGGTCAATTTCAGCAAGGGTGAGCTTGCCCCGGAACTCTATGGCCGGTTTGACGTCGACACGTGGCAGTCGGCGCTGCGTCAGGCGCGCAATGTGATTGTTATGAAATACGGCGGCGTGACCAAGCGCCCAGGCACCCGGTTGGTCGGCAATGTGATCAACGCCAGTGTGCCAACCCGGTTAATTCCGTTCCAATTTTCGTTGACCCAGACGTATATTTTGGAAATGGGCCAGGGTTATATGGTGCCATCAGCCCTCGGCGGCAGGATTCTCCAAGCTGCACAGCCGATTACCGCGATTGCCAATGCCTCCTATGCGCAATTGACGATCGCGTTTCACGGTTTTGCGGTCGGCGACCTGATCTATATCGATGGAGCCGCCGGCGGGATGGGCGCCGTGCTGAATTACCGCACCTGGACCGTCATGGCAGTGATCGATGCGAGCACGCTGACGATCAATGCCGACACGTCCGGTTGCCCGGCCTTTTCAGGCTGCACCGGCGGAACCGCAAATGTGTCACCGCCGATCGTTGTGCCTGTGCCAACTGTCCCGCCCCCTGCCACAACGGTCGCTGTGCCGATCGTATCGTATGGTGGTGGTCTTGGCCAAAATCGTTTGAAGGATTGAACCCGATGGGAGCTTCTCGCGTGTGTGTGGTCGGTTCGCCCTACAATGGCGTCGAATTGGCCGATATCGATTACGAACAGACCGCTGATACCCTTTACCTGGCGCATCTTAGCCATCCGCCCACCAAGCTGGTGCGCGCAAGCAATACCAGTTGGGCGTTCCAGACCGTGCAGTTCACGCCGACGATTGCGGCGCCCGCGAGTTGCAGTGTGAGCGCCACCGTGTCCGATACGGATTCTGCCAACAATGGTCTGAACTTTTTTCCCGAAACGGTCAAATATTGCATCACCGCGGTGAACGACAATACCACCGAGGAAAGTCGCGCATCATTGACTACGAGCGCGTACAACGACCTGACATTAAAACGTAATTACAACAGTCTGGCGTGGCCAGCGGTTTCCGGCGCGACGCGTTACAAAGTCTATAAAGCCAACAACACGCAGTTTTATGGCTATATTGGCACGACGACGAGCGTGACCTTTATCGATGACAATATCGGTCCGTCGTATGATCAGGCGCCGCCGCTGGCCAACAATCCGTTTGCGACAGCGGGCAATTATCCGTCGACCGTAACGCTGTTTCAGCAGCGTTCGATTTGGGCACGATCGACGAATGTACCGCACGGTATCTGGACTTCAAAATCCGGGCTGATCGAGAATATGGACTATTCGACGCCCTTGCGTGCCGATGACGGCATGAGCTTTGCCATCATGGCTGGGCGGGTCAATTCGGTGAACCAGTTGACATCGACCAGGGCGCTGCTGGCGCTGACCAGCGACAGCGTGTTCGATATCCTCGGCACTGTCGGTGGCGGACCGCTTAACGGGACGATTCCGCCAGCGATCCAGCGCCAGGTCGGTCGCGGTTCGGCGCGTTTGCCGCCGCTGGTGGTCGACAATGTCGTTTTTTACGTGCCGTCGATTGGCTGTTCGATCCGCAGCCTGGGTTATGACTTTGCGATCAACGGACTGCGCGCGAACGATATCACGATCTTTTCGCCGCACTTCTTCGAGGGCCATACGATCGTTTCGTGGTGTTACAGCCAGGAG